CATTAAGATTTGACGTAAATAATGGGGTTACTTTATGTGGACAATGCCAACGAAAATGGCACAAAGAAAATGGTAGATAATTGCAATTATAAAATAAATAACTATATTTGCATACACCAAATCAGAGGGAGTAGTACTGCACCTGCTGCTCTCTCTTTTAAATAGCAACAAACACAACCATGAGAGAGATGGTTAAGTTAAAAGATATTTGCCTGTAGTTAATAGATGTCTCTCTCACATCTATTTTCTATGGGCATTTTTTATTTATGAGAGAGTCAATGATAATTTATCGCTCGTTCTATGATGCTATCAAAGAGCTTGAGCCACTACACCAAGCGAAAGTTTGGGAAGCAGTTTTTGAGTACGGATTAAACCAGAATCAAATTGATTTAAGTGGTTTGCCATCTACAATTTTCAAACTTATTAAACCTCAATTAGATGCAAATTTGCGTAAGTATTCAAATGGCAATAAAGGAGGTAGACCAAAGAAAGCAAAAGAAAACCTAACTGAAACCAAAATAGAACCTAAACATAACCTAAACGAAAGCAAAGTAAAAGCTAATGTAAATGATAATGATAATGATAATGTAAAAGAATACAAAGAGAGTTTAAATTTATGGCTTCAGTATAAGAAAGAGAAAAAGCAGACATATAAACCTACTGGACTTGAAGCATTAAAGAAATCAATCGTTAAAGATTATCCAAACCCTATAGACTTTACAAACGCTGTAGAGTATAGCATAGCAAATAATTACAGCGGTATTTATCCACCAAAAAAGATAACTTTGCAAACGCCAACAATAACACATAAAAGAGCAACATTAGATGATTGAAATAGAAAATAGCATAATAGGACAAATGTTTCTTTATCCTGATGCACACAACTTTATAATGAAATTAAACCCTCAATGGTTTACTTCATTTAGAAAAGACATTGTAACTACGATGCAAGAGTTTTACATGAGTAATGAGCCTGTAAGTTTATCCTCTATTGGTTTACGCCATCGTGAACATATCAGAGAGATTGCAACCATGCAAAACTATGTAACCACAAATGTCAATTTAGAAAAAGAGATTCTTCAGATTGAGATTGCTTACAAGAAAAACAACATACAGTCTAAGTTAGCTTACTTTAATTATGACCGTGATCTAAACGAAATAATAAGCGACATAAATTTAATGCTTCAAGAAAACACCGTAAGTGTTGGTCAGAAAGCAAAAGTAATTTCTTCAGTTGCAGGAAATGTAATTGACACTTTATACGAGGCAGTTCAAAGAGGAACAAACATGACAGGCATAAGCACAGGATGGAAATACCTTGACAAATATTTAGGCGGTTGGAATAAAGGAAATATGGTTGTAATAGCAGGTAGACCTGGTAGCGGGAAAACTGCAATAGCTCTTTCACTTGCCATTGATTCATGTAGACTTGCAAAGGTTCTATTTATTTCTCTTGAGATGTCAAAAGAGGAACTTGCAAAAAGATATCTTTCGTTTATTGCGAATGTAGAAAACTACAAAATAAGAAGTGCAAGGTTGACTGAATCTGATTTAAAACAAATCACAGAGCAACTTTACGGAATGAATATGGACTTCTTTCTTGATGATGGCAGCAATAGTGATATTAATGACATTGTAGCGAAGATAAAACTACACAAAGCAAAACATGGGTTAGATATAGTTTTCATTGATTATATGCAGTTAATCAAAAGCCATCAGAAAATAAGAGAGCAAGAGATTGCACACATCAGTAGAACTCTTAAACTTTTGGCTAAAGAGTTAGGAATTACAGTTATTGCACTTGCACAACTTTCACGAGAAACTGAAAAACGAGCTGAAAAGAAACCAATGCTTTCAGACTTAAGAGAGAGTGGTCAAATTGAACAAGATGCTGATATTGTTTTATTTCCATTTAGACCAGCGTATTACTCAGACGATAAGCCTGAGATTGAAATGGATGCTGAGTTAATTATAGGCAAGAATAGACATGGGCAATGTGTATCTGTACCAATGTCATTTGAAGGACGTTACACACGTTATAAAGAAATACTATGAGGCACGGAAGTTTATTCTCAGGTATAGGAGGATTTGATCTTGCTGCTGAGTGGATGGGTTGGGAAAACGTATTTCATTGCGAATGGATGGAGTTCCCTCGTAAAGTATTAGACTATTATTTTCCAAACGCTGATAGTCACATAGATATTTGTAAAACTGATTTTAAAAAATATGCAAACACAATTGACATTCTCACAGGAGGATTCCCTTGCCAACCATTCTCAATGGCAGGAAAAAGAAAAGGGAAAGATGATGAACGCTACCTCTGGGGAGAAATGCTTAGAGCAATTCAAGAAATTAAACCCAAATTTGTCATTGCAGAAAACGTCTTTGGTATCACGAATATTGATGGCGGATTGGTATTCGAGCAGGTGTGCCTTGACTTGGAAGCTGAAGGGTACGAAGTTCAGCCGTTTATTATTTGTGCTGCAGCCAAAAATGCACCGCACAGACGAGATAGGTGTTGGTTCATTGCTTTTAAAAACACCTTGCACAGCGGATGCCTACACGGAAGGAATGAGCAAGAAGGAGCAGAAATTTGGGAACAGCGGAACACTTGCACAAGAGGTGCAGACGGGATTCATTTATCAAAGGGGAATGCTACCAACACCAACGGCAATGGATTCAACGAATGCAACGGCAACGATGAAATCAACACAGGTAAAGGAGGGGAGTATGCACTCGGTGACATTGAACAGGGCAATGTCAATGGGGATGTTGCCAACTCCGACAGCACAAATAATCAAGCACAGCCACAAAAAGGAATATTGGGACAAAAGAATAAAAGACGGAAGACAAGAAGATTTGTCGATGGTAATACACGGACACAATGGAATGAATTCCCAACTCAATCCCCGATTTGTGGCGGAGATGATGGGCTTCCCACCGAACTGGACGGAATTACCTTTTCAAAGTGGAGAGCAGAAAGTATCAAAGGATACGGAAACGCAATAGTACCACAAGTAGCATTAGAACTTTTTAAAATTATAGAAACAATATGAACTACCAAGCAGACCTAATCACACTAAAAGCCCAACACGCTCGAATGAAAGCAAGATATGAGGCTTTGTTAGCAAAGAAAGACAATGAGATTGAAACTCTCCGCAACATGATCATTAACCCTAAAAAGATAGTTAAGATAGAGCATAAGAGCCTTGATAACCTTATGAGGATAGTTTGTGATGTAATCAACGTATTACCGCAAGAATTCTTCTCAAGATGCAGGAGACAAGAGTATGTACTTGCACGTTCTTTCTTCTGCTACTTTGCCAACGTACACATGAAAGAGGCAACAGTTAAAATTGGGTTGTACATTAATCGTGATCACAGCACCGTAATTCATGGACGTAACATGATAGGTGACCTGATTCACATCGGAAGTAAATACGAGATGAAACTTTTTAAAGAGATAGAAAAGCAACTCCATGAGATTCCTGACACTTACAATGAGGAGGTCTTACGAATCAATCCATATTTGTCTTAACACAGATGAAGATTTGATGTACTACTACAAAAAGTATATTAAACAAGGATGGCAACTTTATTCAATTGACGATTCAGATAGAATAATATGAATGTAATAAATTTTAGCGGTGGCAGAACAAGTGCTTACTTGACCAAACGTCTAATTGATGAAGGCGGTGAATACCTTGTTACATTTCAAAATACAGGTAAGGAGTTACCACAAACACTTGACTTTGTAAATGAATGCGACAAGAGATGGAATCTTGAAATAGTTTGGTTAGAATATCGTAAACCTGCAACTTTTGAAGTAGTGACATATGAGACAGCTTCACGCAATGGAGAGCCATATACTCAACTATTAGAACAAAGACCTGCTTCTATTCCTAATATGCAATTTAGATACTGCACAATGGAACTAAAGATAATGACTCTTAAGCGTTATCTTAAAAGCATAGGAGTTACTGATTACACTTCATTTAATGGGATACGTTATGATGAGCCTCGTAGATGGCAAAAAGTAAAAGACAGCGATATTGATGTAGAACTGCCTTTAGTTAAATGGAAGGTAACAAAGAAAGACGTCTTGAATTGGTGGAAACTACAAGACTTTGATTTGATGGTTAACGAGCCTTACGGAAATTGTGACTGCTGCTTTTTAAAAGGTAAGGGTAAACTTGCAACAATAGCTAAAGAAAAGCCAGAGTTGTTTGATTGGTGGATTGACATAGAAAACAAAAGCGGTCATCAATGGAAAAAGGAAATCACCTATGAACAAATAAAAGAAAAGGCACAAAGTCAATTAGGTTTATGGGATAACGATCCGTCTTTTGAATGCTTTTGCAATGTAGACTAATGTTTAAAAACTATTGAAAACTTGTTCAAAAATAGGGGTTAACTTTGATGTATCAGAAAGGCGGAAATCATAAAAGACTTAACGACTCAAAAGTGGGTAAGGGATTTCTGTCAAAAGATAGCAGGAGAGTTAGCCTCTGATTTATACCAAGAACTTTTTTTAATCCTATGCGAGAAAGATGACAAGTGGATTGAAGAGAAATACACGAGCGGTTATTGGGAAGGCTTCATTATCAGAATAGGCTTAAATCAATTTTACGGCAAACGCACAAACTTTCAAAAGAACTACCTTGCACCTATAGGACTTTACGACATCGTAGAAGTAGAAGAGATAACCACCTTTGACAGCCACTACAGAGAGATGCTACATTTAGCTATTGAAGAGGTTGTAGAGTCACGAGATTGGTATGAACAGAAGATTTGGACGTTATACGCTGAAGGAGACAAGACTAAAGACATTAAACCACGAAGTGCCAGGAGCATAAGCAGAGCAACGGATATCAGTAGACAAGAAATCTTAAGGGTAATTAACACAATTAAAAAAGAAATAAATGCAAGACTTATTAGTGATTTTGGGAATAGCATCGATGAGTTTGATTTTTGTTAGAGAGTTTGGGTACAAATATCCAAAGCCTTTTTCTTGTGAGCTGTGTATGGCTTTTTGGATCACACTATTTTGGTATCACTCATTGATTGGAATACCTTTTGCATTTGCAGCAGGTACCACGGCAACACTTTTGAATAAGTATATTTAAACACATGAAAAAAATTATATTATATCTAAAGCAAATCTTTGTAACAGGAAAGACTAACGGCAGTCCTGAAAACAAAACAACACATGAAGGTGACTTTGTTGAACTTGTATGGATGATTGAAAAATTAAGGCATCCAGAGAACAAGTGTACAATGAACGAACTAATTGAAGAAGTAAATAAAAACTTTGACGGATTAGAAGCAATAACAAAAAAGATATGACCAAAGAAGAAATTTTGTACATTACCGGTGATGTATACCAGAACTTTCTTAAGTGGAAAGCATCTGGAGTTTTCAGAGTAGCACCTGAAGACAACGTAAAAATCAGAGACATCTACTTTAGAGAGATGGGCAGACCGATGCCGACTTGCTCGAATTGTTTTGTTGAGTCATTGTACTCACTCATAGTAAGAGCAAACGCACACCATGCCGAACTAATGGAAAAAGAAAGACAACTTGAAGCAGCAACAATCGCAACAGATGAACAACCAAAAAGAAGAAGGCGTAAATAGTTTCGGAGGCAATTGGTCAGATATCCAATGCTTCGATTGGGAGATGAGAAACGGAATCCATTTAGATAATCCGTCATTTATCAATCTATACAAAGAAACTACAGAACTAATAACAAGCGAAATTGAATTTAGTTCATTCACAGATTTAGGAGGTGGTGTTGGTGCTTATTGTCAGCAGATGAAAGCAGCAGGTAAAAAGGTAACTTACTACGACCTTAACCCACATCACTTCGAGTACGCACACGAAAGAAATGTAGCAGACTCATACCATTTGGGTGACTTCACCACTATGGTCATAAAAGGGGATTTAGTCTCTTGCATTGAAGTTGCTGAACACATCACAGATGAAAAGCTAATACCTTTCTTTTCAAGGCTTGAATGCAACTATTTGCACTTCAGTTCTACACCGTTTTATACAAAGTTTGATGAGGATTGGGGTCACATAAATATTAAGCCTAAAGCACATTGGATTGAATTTTTTAGTAAATTTGGATATACATTACACAAAGAAATAGAAAAGCCCACTAAATGGTCACTCCTGTTAAAGAAATAGGTAAATTTGTAAAGTGGTTACACGCTAACTACATTCTCTTCGATATCGTAAGAGGAAAAGAGATTTATAAAAAAGGGGCAGAGACTTATTCAATAGACCAACTGATAAAGATCTATGAAGAATCATACAAAGATATACCTTAACTATTTCGGCTATGATATTCATTCATTCATTCCTTGTGAAATGTGTGGGATGAAAGCACAGGATATTCACCACGTAGAAGCAAGAGGTATGGGCGGCTCTAAACACGCAGATAACATCGAAAACCTAATGGCACTATGCAGACAATGCCACATAGACTTCGGAGATAAAAAACAGCATAAAGAAATGCTAAAAGTAGTACACAAAGTAAAAATGAACGAATGCAAGTAAACTACCAATTCAACGATGAAGATAGAAGCGAGTTAGAAATCTTCCAACAGGCACGACAAATGTACTTGGCACTTACTGAAATAGAAGACTATTTAAGAACAAAGACAAGATACAACGAGACAGACTCTGAAGAAGTGATTGAAACTTACTCTAAAGTTAGAGAGAGAGTGCATGAAATAATTTGGGAAAATAAAATTGATTTACATCTTTAAAACAAAGTAAGTTCAAAGTAATGAAAGAGATACCGGGCAGAAATGGGGGTACATTGAAAGTACCCGAAAAAGGAGAGACAAATAACCCTTATGGTAGACCAAAGAAGTTTACTACTTTAATGAAGGAGAACGGCTATTCTTTAAGCGAGGTCAACGATTCTATTCAAGCCATCATGGCAATGGATGAAAAGAACATTAAAGAGGTTTTAAAGAACGAAGATGCAACGATGCTTGAAAAGACGGTAGCAAAGGCAATCATTAAAAGCTATGAGAAAGGCTCTCTCTATTCTATGGACACTTTACTATCAAGAGTATTCGGAAAGCCAAAGGAAAGCGTAGAAGCAACCGTAGAAGCTAAAGTCATTAACGTAACACTTAATTTAGAATGACACCACAAGAGAAAGCGGTTGAATTGGTAGATAAGTTCGCAAGAATTGACGGCTATGTCGATAGTATTGATTTGAGCAAATGCGAGTTTGAAAAGCAATGTGCATTGGTTGCAGTAAATGAATTAATCGAAGCAACCGACTACTACTTTTGGACAGAGGTTAAAAAAGAAATAGAAAAACTATGACAACATATTTAGGTAATGCTTGGGAAGACCAATACGGTCTTAACGTAACAATCAACATCGAGAAATTAAACGCTGCAATTAAAAGCGGTGAGTTAGATATTAACAAGTACGGTGACGTAAAAGTAAGAGTAGGTAAATTGAAACTACCTAACGAAAAAAGCAAGGCAACACACTTTGTCGCTTTGCCAAAGCCTAAAAACGATATGCCTTTCTGATGAGGATACTTTGTTTGTTTGACGGATATACGGGAGTGAGCTTTCATAGGCTATACACTCCCTATGTTCGTATGCAGTTAGATTTGGGAGTTGAAGTAGACGTAAGCCATGATCAGAACGATTGGGTTAACATGGATTTTCAGAAGTATGATGTTGTAATTTTCAATCGATGGTTAGGCAGGTACCAATACAACATACTGCCAATTCTTGCAAAACTAAAAGTTCCTTACATAGTTGACTTGGACGATTACTGGGTGCTACCAAAGTACAACCCTGCATATCAGTTCTATAGAGCATACATCAAGGACGGAGTTAAAAATGCTTTGACCTATGCTGATGGTGTAATGGTCACTACCCCTCAACTTGCGGATAAGGTAACAGAGTTTTACAAAGGCGATAACATCTGCATTGCACCGAACGCTTTAGACTTCACCCAAGAGCAATGGATGGGGTATGAGCAGCACGAACCTACAATAGGGTGGATAGGTGGAATAAGCCACGTAGAGGACTTAAAACTATTAAGCGGACAGATAGCACCACTTTGCGAAAAATACGGCTATAAGTTCTTAATGGGAGGTCACCACGAGAATAGTAGACTATGGGCAACAATGGAAGAGGCGATAACAGGACGCAAACAAAAAGACAGACCTGATTGGTTTATTAGAAGAGAGGGAACTAACCCTGCTGCATACGGAAAGTTTTATGCTGAAATGGACATTGCACTTGCACCTTTGACTAATCAGCATTTCAACAGATACAAGTCAGAGTTGAAAATCGTTGAGGCTGCCGCTTATCGTTTGCCTATTCTTGTTTCATCGGTAGAACCATACACTAACCACCGTAACAATTTAGGAGTATTTTTTGTTACGAATAACGATTGGAAAACTCCTTTAGAGCAGTTAATGAAATCGGGCAAATCTAAAGAGGTAGGAAAGATTAATCACGTATACTGCAACGAGCATCACAACATCCAGAGCATTAACAAAACAAGGTTAGAGTTTATTCAAAAAGTAATAGCACCCTAATTAGCACCCTCAAGTTTAAAAAAGTTCATTTAAATAAACCACAAGTATAGGAATAATTCATGCAGATAAACTACAAGAGACCATATTTGACAACTTATCAAAAGGCAATCCTTGATAGTCCTGCACGTTATACTATTACTGCTGCATCTACTAAAACAGGTAAGACGGCATCACATATCATTTGGCTATTTGAACAAGCCTTAACGCTAAAAGAAAACCAAGCGGTGTGGTGGGTTGCACCGGTATACCAACAAGCAGAGATAGCATTCCGAAGGATGAAGGCTCAAGTCAATGAAAAGAACTTCTTTCACTCTAATGAGTCTAAACTTGTTTTAACTACTCCTTTAGGCTCACGGATAGAATTTAAGTCAGCAGAAAAGCCTGACAACTTATACGGAGACGATGTCTACGCTGCTGTGTTTGACGAAGCATCCAGAGCAAGAGAAGATTCATGGTATGCACTACGTTCTACCTTAACTGCAACTCAAGGCAAGTGCAAACTAATCGGTAACGTCAAAGGTAAAAAGAATTGGTTTTACAAGTTGGGAGAAAGAGCCAAAGCAGGAGAGCCTAATCACGAGTACTTTAAAATAACGGCTTATGATGCAGCAAAAGAAGGCATCATTGAACCAGAGGAAATAGAACAAGCTAAACGAGACTTGCCGTCACATATTTTCAAAGAATTGTACCTTGCAGAACCTGCGGAAGACAACTCAAACCCTTTCGGGTACGATAACATTGAAAAGTGCATTATAAGTACCTCTTCGGGTATACCTGTAGCATACGGCATAGATTTAGCCAAGTATACTGACTGGACGGTTATTATTGGTTTAAACGATAATGGTCAAGTATGTTACTTTGATAGATTCCAAATGGATTGGTCTCAAACTTTGACAAAAATCGTCAAGACAATAGGTAACACTCCTGCTTACATAGATAGTACCGGTGTTGGTGATCCGATAGTTGAACAACTACAAAGAAACCATCCACGAGTACAAGGCTTTAAATTTACATCTCAAAGCAAACAGCAGCTAATAGAAGGATTGGTTGTAGCAGTACAGCAGCAGCAGATATTCTTCCCTGATGGGAATATAACAGACGAAATGCGTAACTTTGAATTTGAATATACAAGAACGGGCGTAAGATACACCGCACCACAAGGTCTACACGATGACTGCGTTATGTCTTTGGCTCTTGCTTGGGATTGCAAACAACACAACAAAAAAGGAGTATTTTTTTATGCTTAATATGAAACTATACACGAGAGAACAAATGATTGAGGCATTTGAATATGGCAAAACATTAAAAGGATTTGATTGGATTGGTGATATGATAGACTCATTAGAAGCAATCGAACTACCAAGTTCTACAGATTTAGAAAAAAAAGCATTTGAATTGCACAAAAATTCTTTGTTAGAATTTAACTCCTATTTAGACGGTGGGAAATTTGTAATTGATAAAATAGCACATACAAAATGAATTGGAACGACATAACAATCGAGAAACTTCAACTGATAAACCAAGTTGACACAAATAACCCAATAGAACGCACAGCACAGATTGTCAGCATTCTGAAAGAGTTGCCTTACGAACACGTTGAGACTTGGACTCTTGACGAATTAAGAAAAGTAGACCTTACCTTTTTAGAGAAAATTCCAAAGTCACCATTAAAGTTTAAGTTTAAGCATCAAGGGAAACGCTATCGATTAGTTAAGAACGCTCAAGAAATGAACGCTCACCATTTCATCGAATTGCAAGAATTAAGCAAAAAAGATGTAATCGAGGCGCTACCCGAGATTATTGGGTGCTTATCGTACCGTGTTAATATTTTTGGGCGCAGAGTAAAAGACGACTACGAAGTAAAGGTAGAGGCTTACAAATCACTTCCATTTGTCAAGTTTTATACTTACGCTCTTTTTTTTTCGACTCTCTTTCCAGCGTTATTAGACGCTACCCTAACTTATTTGAAGGAGAAGGAGAAGGAAGTGCAGACGCATTTGGATGGCTTACACTCATAGATAAGTTAGCAGGTGGCAGACGAGCAGAGTGGGATAAGATTCTTGAAATGCCGTTGATTGAGTTCTTAAATACGTTAGCCTTTCACACAACAATCAAGAAAGAGCAGCAGAAGAGATTAGAGAAGGCAGCAGGGCAAGGATTTGAAGCTTATGTCTGTGCTTGTCTAAATGAGATAATATAAAACGAGTGATCCGATACTGACATTAAGTTGGGTGTGAAAGCGGATTAACGGCTACACCGCACGGCTCGTTTTTAGGACACTTTAGAACTATTGTTATTTAATATTGTATGGCTTTATCATTTAAGCATCAACCTGCTTCGGGAATTAGTTTTTTACCTGCATATAACGACAATATCTATGTAGTTAGTGAGAGTGCTTCAGGTACTTACTCGCAGTTTAACTTCAAGTTTAATACGGTAATCGTTGACTCAAACGCTTCTGGCAACATCACAATGCTAAAAGCCCCTATCTACTATGGTAGTACAAATAAGGGAGTGTTTAACATTGCACGAGTTTTAGAAAACTATGTGACCTACGATTGGAACTACGCAGATAGTGCAGCAAGTGGATGCACAAATTCAGTCTTCAGATACCAAGCACGTTTCGGATATGAATACAGCACAGGTGCAACTTCTGACATTATCTTATCTACTGGAGTAACTTCTGAATCAGCGAGAAAAGTTTGGAACGCTGCGTTATCTCCTGAAGAGTTTTTAACTTTTGATGAAGGAGACTATTTAATGGGTACAGGCTCAACGGCTAAATTCCTAACACACAACTTTAATAAAAGAATACACATTGACCAAAAAGATTGGCTCTACGCTTTACACGCTGGGACTCTTCATCATTTGGATGTTAGTTTTTCTCCAAGCGGTTCTACTACTATTAATGGGACGGCTCAAGACATTACTCGTTTCCCTATTGGCAGCAATATTCCAGGCGGTATTCCAATCGGTACGAAGTCATACACCATCACACCAAAGAACAGCAGCAACGCCACAATCGGAAGTGCCTATACTATAACGATAGACGAAAGGTGTAGCAAATATGGCGATGTAGATTTGTACTTTTTGAACAAGTTAGGCGGTGTTGAGTCATTTAGATTCTCGATGTTAAAGAGACAGAATCTCACTTACAATCGCAAGTCATACAAACGCAATCCATACACGCTAAACAACACAGCGGTCGAGTATCAGACAACAAACCAAGACCATCACAACACAGACTTTTATACTGACTCTACTACACGCTTCACGCTAAACTCTGACTTTATTACGGAGGCAGAAGCAGATTGGCTAAAAGAGTTGATAGGCTCTACTTATGTATGGATGTATGACGGATCACTTAAAGCGGTCAACATTAAAACCAGCGAATACGAGAGAAGATACCACGTCAATGACAAGGTTTTCAATTTGACTTTAGAAGTAGAGATTTCTTACAACGATAAATCACAAAGACGATGATAGAAATAATAGCTGAAGGCTATCAGTTAGAGGTAAACGATGATTTAAATCTACTCATTAATCGGGAAATTTCCGATTTACGAGAGCCAGAGAAACGATCATCAGATTGGAGTAAGACTTTTACGCTTCCCGGTACAAAGGTAAACAACAAGTTCTTTAACGCTTTCTTTGAAGTTGGTAAGGTAACCATCGGAGGCAACATTCAGCAGATATCGGACTTCAAGGTAAACAAGAAGGCTAATTGCACAATAATTGCACATGGCATGGAGCAGCTTGTCGGCTTCTTGCGATTGACAGAAGTTGTGCTAACTGACACAAATCAGATAGAGTATAACTGCACGGTGCATGGCGAGACTGCTGACCTTTTCACTAACATCAAGGATAAGAAGTTATCAGAACTTGATTTCAGCGAATACAACCACGTTTTAAATAAGACCAATATCGTTAATAGTTGGGATACATCTATTTGGTACGATGGTGCAAGTGGTACACCTTTTGAGCTTGGCAGAGGTTACACCTATTCTCAAATGTTGCCTAAAAGAGCAACTAAAGGCTATAACTCAAGAGAGTGGAGAGTTGATGATCATATACCTTGCCTTTACGCAAAGACCGTAATAGACAAGATTTTCTCTCAAGCAGGGTACAGATACACTTCTGACTCGTTCTTTAATTTAGAGCGTTTTAAAAGGCTTATTATCCCCTATACTAATTTAGGGTTTACAATTACAGATAGTCAACTTACAGATAGACTTTATCAGGCACAAGTAACAGGAAACACAACTATTCCATCCTGGGAAAACAATCCAACAGGTGCAACCATACCTGCCGCTAACGATTCAACAGGCGGTAACTTTGACAACGGTAGTAATTACAATAATTCAACTTATAAGTATACTTGCCCTGCAAGTGGTAGATATGAGTTTTATGTTACTTTAGACGGATCTTCTGCATACGTTGATACTGACGGTGCATTATGTAGAGCAGGATTTGGTATATTTGTCAATAACACCTTTGTCAATTTTATTGTAGTTAATGGGCAAATTCAATCAAATAACGCAGTATTTAATGAAACTCAAAGCAATTCAGTATCTTTAGTAGAAGGAGATGAAGTTGAGATTAAGTTTGGTGCTATCTATGTCAATTCAACTTCTGGTAGTATTGTAAGGCTATCAACTATTGACATTACAAACAATACTTATGTTTTTAATAAATCAAAGTCAAGTGGTTACGCTTATAAAACTGCATTAGACTTCGCTCATTTCTTTGTTGGAGAATACACACAAACCGAACTACTTGCAAACTTTGTCAAGATGTTCAATTTGTACATCGAGCCTACACAAGATAGCAAGGTTTTAAGAATACAAACAAGAGATAACTTCTATGTTGGTTCTGTTGATTGGTCTCAAAAATTAGACTACTCACAGCCTTATGACATTGTACCTTACGGAGAATTACAAGGCAACCCTTACAAGTTCTCATACAAGGAAGGTCAAGACGAAGAAAACAAGCAGTATAAAACAAATACTAATCAAGTATACGGAGAGCGTACCTATCGAATAGATAACGACTTCATCAAGAATGAGAAAAAGATAGATATCACTTTTGCACCTACTTTGCTTTACGAAGATGATTCAGTTTCTCGTTATTACTCCGAAGCAACCAATCAAGATGGTAAAGTTGGAGATTTAAGAATATTGTACTACGGTGGCTTGGAAAGTTGTTCACTTTACAGATTATACGAATTCGGATCTCCAGGCATATCTGATAATAGAACAAGCTATCCTTTAACATTGCATATAGACAACCCTGCAAATATGCAGTTTGACCTATTGTTTGGGATGCCTCGTGAAATTAAGGCTTATTTGAATCTTGAGTACAGCAACCAGAATTTAGTAAACACTTACTATTACCAAACTCTAACAGAAATAACCGACAGAGATTCCAAGATATTCAGAGGATTCTTCAGAATTACTACAAAGGATTGGCAGACGATGAAGATGTCTAACCTTTATTTCTTTGAGGGGCAATATTGGAGACTGCAAAAAGTGACTGATTATAACCCATTGGTAGACGATGTTTTTCAATGTGAGTTCTTATTGGTTAAATACTACAAGCCTTTCACACCTACTAAAAAGGGATTAGACTTTTCTGATGTCATTAATGCAGGAACTGGAGACGCACAGCAGATTCCTTTCTCTTCTAAAGGCGGCAGTACCGGTGCATCAACAAAAGGAGTCTATGTCGGTAACTCTGAAGGCAGAGGAGGTCAAAATGTAGTAGTAGGAAACCTTAACGCAGTAGGAGGTGATTACAATGTAGTTACAAGTTCGGAGCGTGTTATCATTCCTGATGGTTACGATAATATAACTGCAATTAGGTGCAACGAGTACAACGTACCTTACACAGATAGATTGTACGTTGAGAACTACCCTTGCTTGGGAAGTTGGATGTCAGGAGGAAAGGTTACAAGTATAACTACGGCAGATTCGCCATATTTAGCCACTTCTGAAGATTGGTTAATTTTATGTAACACGAGTGGTGGGAATATCACCGTAACTCTTCCAACACCAAGTGCAGACAACAGCGGAAAGATGTACACGGTTAAGAAGACTGCATCAAATCACTCGGTAACGATTAACGCTGGAGATGGTTCAATTTTGATTGATGACGCAACCTCTCACACAGATAACGCTAAAAACGGCTACGACCAAGTAGTTAGTGATGGCACTCAATATTGGATAATAACACACGGACATTAAAATGGCAATAGAAACTTCAGTTAATATAGACGTAAACGTAGACGGAACAGCTACGGTAAAACAAGCAGCACAAGGCTTTGAAGATTTAGGCGATGCAGTTGCAAAAACCCAACGAGAAGCGGAAGCGTTAGCCTTGCAATTTGGAATTAATGACCAGAGGACACAAGAGGCTATAAAGAGAGCAGGTCAGTACAAGGGGCAACTTGAACAATTAGACCAAGCAGTTGAGGCTAATAAAGGAGGCATTGACCAAATGTTTAGAGCGGTTCAAGGTGTTGCAGCAGGATTTGAGATTGCGGCAGGTGCTACGGCTCTGTTTGGCTCTGAAAGTGAGGACTTAAATAAAGTACTTATTCGTGTTCAGGGTGCAATGGTATTTGCACAAGGCTTACGAGACTTAAAAGAATTTGTACCTGCAATCAAAGCGGTTAATAGTGGTTTCATTAACATGATTAAAACTCTTAACGGAGTTAAAATTGCTTTAGCTGCTACTGGTATAGGTGCAATTGTTGCTGTCATTGGTTTGTTTGGTGAGCAGATAGGTGAACTATTTGACAAACTAAAAGAAAAGTTTAAAGGCTTTACCGATAGCATAGGACTAACAAAGTTTGCAGCCAGAGAAGCAATAAAAGAACAAGAGGCTTTAGTTGATTCTTTGAATAGAGAACTTGCAGTCATGGAGGCAAGAGGTGATAGTGAATCAGCACTATTTAAACAGAGACTAAAGATTGCAGAAGAAGAGGCTAAACTTGAAGAGCAAAGACTTGCTATTTTATCAGAGTCAGAAGACGGTTACCCTGCACAGCAAAAGGCTGCTTTAGATGCTTCCAATAACATCATAGTAACTAAAGAGCAAGAGAATAAACGCTTAAGAGATTTAGAAAAGGAAAGAGTAAAAAATAGAGAAGAGGTAAATAAGCAATTATTTGACTTACAAGCTCAAGAGATACAAGCAAACAAAGATAGACTTCAGCAGTTAACTGATTTACAAAAGCAATATCAAGCAGATTCTAAAGATAATGTAAAGGCTGATTTTCTTTTAAGGTTTAACGAGTTATCAGAGCAATTTAAACAAGAAAGAGAATTGCTTGAGAACGCTCTTGACATGGAGCTAATAACTGAAGCAGAGTATGACAAATTACAATTAGAACAAGACGCATCGCATCAAAAAAGACGAAGAGAATTAGAGTTACAATATTTAAACAATCGTTTAGATCAACAGCAGAAATTAGTAGAAGAGACTTTCTCTATTATTACAAATCTAACTGACGCATTTACAAGCAACCAAGCCAAGCAGTCAGAGGAATATTTTAAAGTACAAAAGGCGTTCAATATTGCTCAAGTTTTAATTGATACCTACTTCGCAGCACAGAAAGCTTACAACTCACAGATGACGTTAACTCCTGACTCACCTATCAGAGCAACCATTGCAGCAGCAGCAGCAGTTGCATCTGGTCTTGCACGAGTAGCAGCAATCAAAAGAACAGAGTTTAATCGTTCAGCACCTCAAACAAGTTTTGGACAGCAAAGCATACAAAGTGCAACTATAAGAAGTTCATCATTGCCTCAAACAGGTGACATTTTAACTCAAAATAGGAAAGTATACGTTCTTGAAGGCGATATCACAAGAACACAGCAAAGAGTAGCATCTAACCAATCAGTAAGCGTGTTAGGTGGTTAAAATTGAGCCAATTAAAACAAATCACTAATTATAGAAAATGGAATTACCCGTTTACAAACTGATTATCAACCCAGACGATGAAACAGGTGTGGAATTTGTATCTCTTGTGACTAACCCTGCGATAGAAAGAGACTTCCAATACTTTGACAAGCAACTATTTTTTAACGACTATCCAAAAGCAGCATCTCAAAACGCACAGAGAGGAATAAACCTTAACCAAGCAATCGGGAATGAGTGTGCTACGTTAGTGGGAAAGAACAGAGCAAGGCAATTAGTTGCAAACGAGAATCTATCAATAGAAACAATCAAACGTACTTATTCTTATTTGTCAAGAGCTAAAGAATACTACAATCCACAAGACACCAAAGCGTGTGGTACTATTTCTTACCTTTTATGGGGTGGAGAAGAGATGTTAAGATGGACTGAACGCAAACTTGAAGAGTTAGAGTTAACTAAAGCAAGAAAGGCACGTTTTGAGATTCAGAACGAAGAGAAACGTATCATCTCTGGTGCTGCAATGATTGCTGATTTACCTATTTACCGGTATGATGAAATCAGAGGTGAATACTATGTCGTATTTGACAAAGAGACCATCTTTGAAATTGCCAAGAAATGGGCAAGAGGTGATAAGTACGATGCTGTTAACATACATCACGACAAAGCAGTAAAAGGGCTATCTCTATTTGAGTCTTTTATCGTTGACAGAGAAAGAGGTATTATGCCTCCTAAAGGTTACGAAGAAGTTGCTGATGGATCATGGTTCTTGTCTTACATTGTAAATGATGATGAAATATGGGCAAGAGTCAAAGAAGGCGAGTTCAAAGGCTTTTCTGTAGAGGGAATGTTTGACTTCCAAGAGTCAACTGAAGATAAGATTGCTAATGCTATGGTCAGCAAATTGAAACGCATCCTTGAGAAATGGAACGGTAAAAATTGAGCCAAAATAAGTAAACCACTAATTAAATATAAAATGAATTCAAAAGAAGTTATTTCAGAAATCAGAACATTATTGTTCGGTGCTGAAGAGCAGAAGGTAGAAATGGCTACCGCTACGCTCGTTGACGGCACTATCGTAGAATGGGAGGGAGAACTTGCAGTAGGTACTCCTTTATTTGTTCAAACTGGCGAAGGTCTTATTCCTGCTCCTGACGCAACTCACGAAGTAGAAGGCGGAATGCTTGTAACTACTGAAGGAGGTATCGTTACCGAAATCGTAGAAACTGAAGCAGAGGTAGAAGTTACTATCGAAGCTAATGAGTTTGCATCGCTTGAGTCTTTCAACTCTTTGTTAGACAAGTTCAATGAGGTTGTATCTCGTTTAGAGGCAATCGAAAAGAAAGCAGCAGAACAAGAGGCTAAATTCAACTCAATGAAAGAGGTTTTTTCAAAGACCGTTGACTTGGTTGAAAAAGTAGCAGAATTACCATCTGAAGAGCCTGTTAAAGCACCTGCAAAACTTTCAAAGAAAGAAGAGCAGTTTGCAAACATCATGAAAATAGCACAAACCCTAAAAAATAAATAAAAATCATGGCATTTAACGTATCAGGATTAGCAAATTACACAAACGAGCAGTCTACAGAGTTAGTACTTAAGTCTTTGTTTGGTGGCAAAACTGCCGCTATCTTACAAGCAGCAGGTCAAGTTCAAGTAGGAGTAAAATCAGCAGAGGCATTGAACATCTTGACATCAG